AAAATGAAAAATGCAAAAAAAATAGAATCAAACCTGTGCTGCAAAGCAACAGCCAGCCTAGGAATGAAAATACAAGAAGAAATGACAAAAAAGGACAAATCTTTAGGAAATTTACTAGATGAACAAGAAAATAAAAACAAAAACCCTGATATCTGTAGGTGTTCAGAAAACAAAGACAAAGGATGTGGAAATAGTATTTGATACTCTTAGAAAACTCCCAGAGCCAGAGAAATCTGCGATCCCAATAGGTCAGAATTTCTTCTACCAGATAAAACAAACTAAAGACGAAAGACATTTCCCATATGTCGAGTCTGGCATTGGTGAATTCTATAAAAAAAATAACAAAATCTTCTTTAAAAGAGAATACGTATTCTGGGTAGAAAAAGACAACGCAGCATATAAACCAAGAAACGGTATATCACCAGTCTTGAAGGACACCCAAGGTCATAACTTCATTCTTTTTAAATATCTACCACAAAATTACAAAAATATACTTGTAAGCAAAAATAGTGTACTTTGTTCTACAGAGCCGTTTACTCCAACGCCAGTAGAACTACAAGATAACACTCTCTTAGGTAAGCTTAATAATATTATACAATCTATAGATCAAAACGAACTTTGGTCTATACTCTTAAAAAATAATAAAAAGCCCGTTGAAGGCAGCATTAGGTACAATAAAAAGCAAAAATGCTTCCAAGGATACGATGGTAAGAAGTGGCGTACTTTAATGTGGGGTGAAGAATGAAAGTACCCTCTAACATGACAGAAGAAGAAGTATTACGTGTTATGGATAAGGTTATTAATAAGACTGCTGGTAAATATACCTTTTATGGTTATACAGTAGATGATATAAAACAAGAATCCTTCATTATATGTATAGATGCGCTCCAACGATATGATAGTAAACGCCCGTTGGAAAACTTCCTCAGTGTAAATCTATCTAATCGTCTTAAAAATTTCATCCGTGACAATCATTTCATGTCAAACTCGGATGACGAACGAATAAAGGTCTTACAACCGGCACAACTTGAGTATGAAGAAACTCTTCTGGATGAAAACGAAAAATATGCAGTAGACGAAGAACATTTTGATTATTTATACATTTCCACGAACATTGACCGGCTTCTTCCGGCAGCAATGCGCATGGATTACCTCAAGATGATTGCGGGTGTCTACCTTCCTAAAGCGAGGAAAGATGAAATATCCAACAGAATACTAGAAATTATGGAGGATTGTGGATATGAAGAAGGGTAGGATATCAAAAGAAGAAGAGGCTATCATTGAAAAGAGTATAGGAACTATGTCTTACGAAGAGATAGCAGATAAGCTTGACAGAGACCCTGAGAGCGTCGAGAAGTTTATCAAGCGCAAGTTCAAGGTAGGAGCATCCAAAGAAGAGAAAGCGGCTTTTGAGCTTGATCAGAGACCTTACTGGATTGAGGTAAAGCAGCAGTTTACAGAAGACGAGCTAAAGCTTTTTAGATATCACTGGGCTAGAATCATTTCGCAGTTTCGTGATGATGTTATACCTACGGAAGAACTACAGGTTGTTGACTTAATCAAGCTAGAGCTACTCATGAACAGGTCACTCAAGCAGAACAAAGATAACATAGAGCAGATCTCTTCACTAGAGGGTCTAATACAAGCAGAGAGGGCGCGCGATCCAGATCAGCAAGACGTAGACATGGTATTCAACATGGAGCGTCAGGCGGCTTCTCTGAAAGCTTCACAGGAATCTTTAAATAAAGACTATCGTGAGTTGCAAACAAAGAAAAATTCTATGCTCAAAGAAATGAAGGCAACAAGAGAACAAAGAGTCAAGAGGTTAGAAGACAGCAAACAGAGTCTTGTTGGATGGATAGCTTATCTTATGGGCAATCCAGACGTGACAAGCCAGTACGGATTAGAAATGGAAAAGATGCGTCTAGCCATGAGTCAGGAAAAAGAGAGATTAGGCGCTTATCATAAATATACAGATGGACAGGTAGATCAACCTTTTTTAAACTCGGACACAATCAAGGACTAAAATGAAGACAGCTATAATCTTTGGCGTTACAGGACAAGACGGAAGCCACCTAGCGGACTTGCTACTAGAAAGAAATTACTTAGTTATAGGAGTAACCAGAAGGACTAGTACAGATAACACGACACGTATTTCGCATTTACTTAATAACAGGAATTTCCAGTTAGTCGGTGGCGACATTACAGACTCGTCTAGTGTTTTAAATATATTTAAAAATCACGGAGAAGTAGATGAAGTCTATAATTTAGCTGCACAATCTCATGTTGCAGTTTCTTTTAATCAGCCGGGATTAACTTGGGATATAACAGGAAAAGGTTGTTTAAATATCTTACAAAGCTTAGTGGATCTTAATATGATGGGAGCTAGATTCTACCAAGCGAGTAGTAGTGAGATGTTTGGAAAAAATTATGATATCGAAGTTGGTATGACCGCTGAAAGTAAATATCAAAATGAAGAAACTAAGTTCTTGCCGCAAAGCCCGTATGCGATTGCGAAATGTGCCGCTCACTATATGACTAGATTATATAGAGAGGGCTACGGACTACATGCAAGTGCCGGAATCCTATTTAATCACGAAGGACCACGTAGAGGTGAAAATTTTGTAACGAGAAAGATCACTAAATGGATTGGTGACCATGTAAAAAACGGAAGAAGCTCAGACTTTCCAAAACTCCGCTTAGGCAATCTAGACGCATATCGAGACTGGGGATACGCAGGAGACTACTGTGAAGCCATGTGGATGATGCTACAACAGGACGAACCAGACGACTATGTAATCTGTACGGGCGAAACACATTCAATTAGAGAATTCTTAGATATAGCGTTTAAAGAAGTTGGGATTGACGATTGGTCTAGTTACGTAGTTCAAGATCCAGAGTTTTATAGACCAGCAGAAGTAGACTACCTGCGTGGAGACGCTAGTAAGGCAAAAAATAAACTAGGGTGGACGCCTAAACATAGTTTTGAAGATTTAGTTAAAATGATGGTAAAACATGATCTAGAATGAAGATATACAAAGTACACATGGTCCTAACTTTAGTCATACCAAGATTAAAGAAATACGAATTAGAAGACTATAATAGTTCAACACCAATAATATTTGTTGAAGCAAAAGATCCAGACGATGCTTGTTACAAGGCGATGCACAAGCTAGCACAAAAAATATTAAAATCTGACCACTCGGTTGAGACTTTAAATTTTATAAAAGATATTTTTAACGATATAAGAATTATAAAGATAGAAGTACCATGAGAAGAGACTACAACGATCCGGTATACAAAGACTGGAGAATTAAAGTTTATAAAAGAGATAACTTTAAATGCCAGATGCCGGGATGTTCGTGTAAAAAGTATCTAAACGCTCACCACATACAAAAATGGGCGAGTGCTTCTTCGTTGAGATTTGACATTGATAACGGAATCACTCTCTGTAAATATTGCCACAAAAAAGTAACAGGAAGTGAACAGCACTACCAAGGTTTATTTCAACAAATAGTGAGAAAAAATAATGGCTAAATATAAAACAGCTCCGGGATATACGGTCGTAAGAGACACAAGAGAGCAACAAGGTTATTTCTTTAAAAAATTTAACACTTGTCAAGGTACAGTACAAAGAAAACTAGATACTGGCGATTACTCTATACTTGGCATGGAAGATAAGGTGTGTATAGAAAGAAAAGCTAGTGTATCAGAGATAGCGCTAAATCTAGGAAAAGGTAAATACGCTTTTTACAACGAAGTAGAAAGAATGAGAGAGTATGAACATAAGTTTATAATTTGTGAATTTTCTATGGAAGATGTGATGAAGTTTCCAGAAGGTGCAAAAATACCAAAAGAGCTTAAAGGTAAAGTGAAGATAACAGGAAAATACATACTAAGATGCTTAATGGAGTTTACAGTATTCAATGATGTACATGTTATATTCGCTGGAAGCGAAAGAGGAGCGTTTGATTTAACTAGCAGCCTTTTAAAAAGAATAAACGAGAAGTACACAATAGGGCGTAAATCATGACAACAAACAGAGATAGCGTTGGTGAGATCCATACCTATAACATAGATGTAAAAAATAGAGAAATTTACATAAATGAGTTCGACGATTCTGGAGAGACGGGAGGTGTAGATCACCGAATGTTTCAGAACTTTATTAAAAACATAAACATACTAAAGAATCTAAGTAAAGACCCAATAACAATACATATGCAAACCGTAGGTGGTTGCTGGTACTCTGGTATGGGAATCTACGACGCAATCAAAAGCTCTAGATGTAAGGTTACTTTTATTGGATACGGCCAGCTATGCTCTATGGGAACTGTGATCATACAAGCTGCTACAAAGCGATTAATTTCTGACAACTCTGCTTTCATGGTGCATTGGGGTAGTAGTGAAATAAGTGGACATTATTTAAGTACGCAGAACCTTGCTGATTTTGAAAAATATGTTGCGCAGCAAATGGTAGAAATATATGCAGAGAAGTGCCATAAAACAGGAGAGTATTTTAAAGAACGTGAATTCAGCTTATCTAAAACAAAATCATACTTAAAGAGAAAACTAGGAGGAGGCGACTGGTATATGACGGCAGATGAAGCTGTGCATTACGGGTTTGTCGATGGAATATATAAATGAATAAAAAATTAAAACAAATTGATGAAGCATGGCTAAAAATAGATGTTGATGAGAAAAGTCTTTTCGATCCAACTTCTTTTCTCAATTCTTCAGATGACGACTTTCATTTAAAGTTAACTTGGTTAATGACTAGACCAGAATACTTCTCCTTTCTTGTTAAACAAGTATTCAATATACAATTACTGCCATCTCAAGCGCTTATCTTATACGAACTATGGAACCGTAAGTTTCCAATGCTTATAGCTAGTCGTGGTTTCGGTAAATCATTCATGTTATCGTTATACTGTATGCTCAGAGCATTATTATTACCGGGAAGAAAAGTTGTCGTTGTTGGCGCTGCGTTTAGGCAGTCTAAAGTTCTCTTTGAGTATATGGAAACCATCTGGAACAATTCTCCAATTTTGAGGGATATATGCGATGGAAACTCTGGCCCACGTAGAGATGTTGATCGTTGCGTTATGCGGATTAACGATTCTCGCGTTACCTGCTTACCTCTTGGCGACGGACAAAAAATTAGAGGTCAAAGAGCTAATGATATTATCTCTGACGAATTCGCTTCTATCCCTCGCGATATCTTTGAGACTGTTGTGGCAGGTTTCGCTGCTGTAAGTTCAGACCCTATCGAGAACGTGAAACGTTTAGCAGCAGAGAAGAAAGCGAAAGAATTAGGAGTAAAAATAGAAGATGAAGACGAAAATACACTAGAAGACAAAGACAATCAAATTATATTGTCGGGTACTGCTTACTACGACTTTAATCACTTCGCTACATATTGGAAAAGATGGAAGTCTATCATAAAAAGCAAAGGAGAAGAAAGTAAACTAAGAGAAGTCTTCGGTGGAGACGATGTCCCCGAAAATTTTGACTGGACTGAGTACTCTATTATGAGAATACCTTACGAGTTATTACCTGAAGGCTTCATGGATGCCTCACAGGTCGCTAGATCTAAGGCGACTGTCCATGCTGGTATATATCAAATGGAGTTTGGAGCAGTGTTTACGCGCGACTCAGAAGGCTTCTTTAAGAGATCTTTGATTGAATCATGCGTAGTGGACGATAAAGAGCCAACAAAAGATTCTAAAGGTGACGATATTATCTTTGAAGCAAAACTAATGGGCGATCCAGATAAAAGATATGTATTTGGTGTTGACCCTGCTTCTGAGGTTGACAACTTTAGTATCATAGTTTTAGAGATAAATCATGATCATAGAAGAATAGTACACTGCTGGACTACAAACCGATCAGAACATAAAGAGAAGGTAAAAAGAGGATACTCTACAGAAACAGACTTCTACTCCTATTGCGCTAGGAAAATCAGAGATCTTATGAGATTGTTTCCGTGCGTACACATTGCTATGGATGCTCAGGGTGGAGGTATCGCTGTAATGGAGTCGTTACACGATAAAGATAAGATACAGGAAGGAGAAATAGAAATATGGCCCGTGATTGATGAGGATAAACCTAAAGACACAGATGATCAACGTGGTTTGCATATCTTAGAGATGTGCCAATTCGCTAAGTACGATTGGCTTGCAGAGGCTAATCATGGATTAAGAAAAGATTTAGAAGATCAAGTTATACTATTTCCTAGGTTTGATTCTATAACAGTAGGGATATCAAATATAGAAGATGGTATGAAGGGCAGGATGTATGACACCCTAGAAGAGTGTGTTATGGATATAGAAGAACTTAAAGATGAACTTTCTATGATTCAAATGACCCAAACTGCATCCGGTAGGGATAGGTGGGACACTCCTGAAGTTATTGTTGCAGCAGGAAAGAAAAGTAAAATGAGAAAAGATAGGTATTCTTCTCTAATTATGGCTAACATGGCAGCAAGAAAGATAGCAAGAACTCCAACCAAAGAGCAGTATCAATTCTTTGGAGGTTTTGCTTCAACGCTTCCTTCTGACTCAAAACAAAAAAATGAACAAAATATGTATTCTGGTCCAAGTTGGTTTACTGATAGCGTGAAAGATATTTATTAATTGTGTATAATACAATAACAATTGAAATGCATTCCAATTACCTATAAAGGGACAATATGAACGAAGAAAAATCTCTAATAACTTGGAACGATTCTGACGCTTCCAGCAGGGCTACAGCATTCCAGCAATTTGCCGAAGCTGGTGAAAGCTATGCGGGCGTATCAAAAGCTAATCACTATAGAGATTTTAAAGACATAGAAACAAACAGGTCCGTAAGACCCGGATTCACAAGTCACGATTATCATGCATTTAGACCAGATGAAAAAGTACCACACAAGCAGAAGCGCATCATCAAGATGTGTATGGATGCTTACGATAAGGTAGGAATCATTAGGAATGTGATTGATCTAATGGGTGACTTTACATGTCAAGGAATTAACATTGTACATGAAAACAAAAGCGTAGAAAAATTTTACCAGCAGTGGTTTAAAAAATGCGGAGGTAAAGAAAGGTCTGAAAGATTTGCAAACTTGCTTTATAGGTCTGGTCAGGTAATCGCTTACAGAAGCTATGCTAACATTACACCCGATGTGACAAAATACATCAAGTCGATGGGAAAAGATATAACCGTAGAAGTTCCTGAATTTGAAAAAGGTCAAATCCCTTGGAGGTATAATTACTTTAATCCGCTT